CCACCGGCAGAACCAGTAATCCAAGTCTTATATCTTCTGTCTTCAGTTTCTGAAGCTCTATATCTAACATGTAAGAAAGGTCTCTTAGCGTTTTTACCAAGAATTTGGTCATAAACACTTGTAGAACCAGCTGGAACTAATAGTCCATTGATTTTACCTGAACCTGCACCTGATGGTAAACCACCTCTCATTGTAGGGTCATTTAGGTATTTCCAGTCAGTCTTATAGAAGTCGTAACCTCTTCTGAATCCAGAGAATCCTAAGTTCAATGCCATTTCTTCGTCATTGTCAAATAGACCGTAAGAAGTACCACCCGCTCCGTAAGAGTTTTGAGCAGCTAACATATCGTCCATATCAAAAATGAATTGTCTGTTTGCGAAAATTACATTTTCTTCAATAGCTCCTTGCTTGTCTAATCTACTAATGATAGAATCAAAATCTGCTAGAGTAGTTGGATTACCACCATCCCAGATGTTTCCTCTTTGAGAAACTGCATAGAAGATTCCATCAGAACCAGCTCCTGGGTCAGCAGCCGCTTTGGCGCTACCTAAGATTGCTGCAGCACCTGAGTTTTGCTCAGCAGGTACAGCTTCAATCATGGCTGTTTCTAAAAAGTCATCGAATCTTAATCTTGTTTCGTGCTCAGATTTTAAGTACCAAAGGTAACCAGTAGCACCATCTTCAGTAGTAACTTCTACCCATCCGATTTGTGCCATATCAGAACCAGCTACGTTATACGTATCTTTAATAATGATTGGTTTGTTATCGAAGATAAAGTCATTAGCTTCTAATGAACCTACCATACCTGCTGTTCCTTTTTTAAATTCTGAACCGTAAATAAATACTGTAACGTCTGCATTACCTGCTCCAGTACCTGCAGTTACTAAACCACCTGCTTCGTAAAAGTCAGCTGTGAACTGTCCTCTACCACCACCGGCATTGTTTACTGCACTTACTACTGCTTTATTAAGACCTGAACCATCGTTTTGAACAACTACAATAGTTTGTCCTACTCTGATTACTTGCTCAGCAGCTGTTGGGTCTAACACATTGTTAACTTGAAATACAGCTTGGTCAGCAGCTTGTGCTGCAACTGTACCTACTTCTGTATATTTCGTGTGTAACCTACCTTGTTCAGCCCATTTGATAAGGTCTGAGTTTGTAGGCATTTCCGCTCCTACCATTCTAAGGAATGAAGAAATCGTTCTATTACCGTATCTTTCAAATTCTTTTTCATACGTATCTGGTAGATACTGATTTAAGAAATCAAAATTTACAATATAGTTTTGGGCTGTTGGAGTTCTTTCTGAACTCGGTGTCAACGCGAAAGTTGGCGTTGATTTTACTTGTCCTGCCATGTTATATTATTTTAAATTATTATTACGTTTTTTTAATACTCTTTATTCGCAGTCCTTTGCTTGAAGGCTGAGAAACTGCTTTCACTTGAAATCCTGATTTTGCAGCAGATTGAGGAGCATTACGTTCAGACATGTCTATATTTTTAGTCTTACGCATTACATCATCAGTTGCTTGCGATTTGCCTTGTTCAAAAAAGAACTTAGCAAAAGCATCTGGATTCATTGCAACAGCTAAAGCTTTGTGATAACCTTCTGCATCTATTATATACCCATTATTGTCTATAAACTTATTAACTAAGTTTAAAGGTGTTTCATGAGCTTTTTTTATATCAGAAGAGCTACCAGCAGAATAAACATAATCAGTTTCACCTATGTTAAATTTAAAACCTTTAAATTCAGGATTTAAAACTTCATTTGTTTTCTTCTCAAACCATTGAGATTTTTTTAAATCTTCGTTTTGAGTAGCTTGTGCTGTTTCTAAATATTGCCTATACTGTATTATTTCATCGTTACTTTCAGTGGCAGAACTTTCCCTTGACTCAAGGGGCTGTTTGTATTGTTCCTGTTGTTCACGCAAAAACTTTTTAGCTTTAGCAATCTCTTTTTTCTTTGCTAGTTTTAATTTTTTAATATCTGATGATTCATGAATTTCTTCATCTATGGTAAACTCATCTAACATATCATTTATATCATCTGGGTCTAACCCTTCTTCAGTTATCGTATAATATTCACGTAGCAAAGCATCTGGACTTAAATCAGAATAATCTTTTTGCAATTTTGCAAAATCATTAAAACCACGTCCAGTTTCTTTTTTATACTTTAGGTAAGCTGCAACGTCTTCGGGAAGCGGTTCGCTTTCTTGACGTGCGCTAACTAATTCATCTATAGAATTAATTTCCTTACCGTATCTTTTTCCAATATATGAAAGAACTTCGTCTTCATTTAATTCAGGCGGAGTTTCTACTTGTGGAGGTTGTTCTTCAACTACCTCTTCAACAGGAGACTCTTCCTGTGTATTATCTTCTTTAACCTCAACTTCTGCTTCGGGCTCTACAGCCTTAACTTGCATTGATTCTTGTTCAGTGTCTGACTGAAACTTCTCCTCATGTTTATCAAGGAGTTCTTGTTCTATTTCTTGAGACGATTTTTCTTCAGCCTCGACTTCTCTTACTTTAATATCCATTTGATTTGATTTGATTTGATTACAAAGTTACGTAAAATTTAAACATATTATTTAGGATTAAATTCAGCTAAGTCAAAACCATCTAAAGAATCTTCATTTGATTCAAAAGTTTTAGGAGGTAAATTATTTTTTCTTTGAGTAATTAACTCAGATTGCTGAGTGTTTTGTTGACTAATCCTGTCACTCTTCGCTTGTTCTTTATCAGTTTCTCTTTTAGACAATTGAGATTGCGTCATTCCTTGAATCTGTAAATTGTAATTAAACTCTAACTGCATTAGGTCAGCTTTTAAAGCTGCTTCTGCTTTTTGTTTTTCAATTTCAAAAGCAACGTCTGCTTGTCTATATTGAATTTTAGCTTGATTTTCTAATTCAATTTTTTGCATTGCTACTTGTGCGGCCATTTGCTGTGACTGCATTTGTTGCTGACTAACGACTTGTTGTTTTTGCATTTCTCTTTGTTGGTCAGCCTCTTCTTTAGCTCTACGTTTTACCTTAAGTAATTGGTTTGCTATTTTAAGATTTCTTATTTCTCTAATATCAATAGCATCTTCTAAATTTATATCTTGTTTAGATAAAGCCATTTGAATGTTTTGTTCAAGTATTGCTTTTTGTTCTTCGTCTGGGGACAATTCTATAAACACACCAAAGTCATAAATATATAAATCAGAAATTTCATTTAATATATTTACATTATACCTTCCTATTTTATTTATAAAATCATCTTTAAAATCAGAATATTCTAAAATATCCGCTACCCTGTAAGTTAAAGCCTCAGCCAACGTTCTATATATGTAAAGACTTCCGTCTAATATATGACGAGTAGCGGTATTAGAACTTAATGCTGCTAATTTTTGCACCCCAACCAAAGCATCAGAGTTAGCCATTGTACCGTCTCTCGCTTCATTTAAGCCTGTTACAGCGCGAATCATGTCTAAATAGTGGTTTAGATTCCCTATAAGCATTTGTGCCTTAGAAGCACCTGAATTGCTTGTTAGCTGCTGTATTGGGACCTTGCCTTGATTGTATTCACCATCTTGTGTGTAACTTCTACCAATTACACTACCGGTTTGAAAGTATAATCTAAGAGCATCTTCAGGATTATATGCTGCGCCTGTTCCTAGGTCTACCTCATTTAAACCATCCGCATCTATATACACACCATCAGGAACTGTACGAGCTATAACTTGTTGTAGCTTTAAATGTGTAACCTGAATTAAATCAGCGTACGGAATCATTCTTCTTACTAAAGACTCAATAACTCCTTTATACATTCTAGGAGCTACAGCTACATAATTAGGTATTGCGTGTTGAGATGCAGACTTAGGTCTTACCATATTCTTAGCAAGCTCCCATTTTAAAATTATGTTTGTACCCATAACCATCACCCCATCATACCAAACATCAATTGTCTTTTCTACTTTTTCAAAATTATTTTCCTCCATCATGTCATCAGGTGGATTAAATCCATCATCTTTTTCTATCATACTCATATTACCGTTATCTTTAACTTTTTTCTTATAAACCATCTTCTTAGTGGTTTTATAATTAAAATACATTAACGTACATGTGTCACGATAGAATATATCGTTTTCGTAAAACTGAGCCGTATTAAAATAATCATACCAGCTTTGACTGTATTTAGATATTTTATCTAAATCTTCATTTGTAAGAGTTGGGTCAATCTTCAATAACTCTGCAATAGGAACCGTTTTAATTTCACCCCAATAAAAACAATCTTTGA